TGCCCATAAGGACTAAGGGGCATTCCTGTTCTAGTAGTATCGCCTCTAGATTCGTTCATTCTTTGCAATAGACGTAAAGAATCTCCCTCAAAGTCAAGACTCTTACCAGTGAAAGGATTAATGCTTTCATTAACGTCCCTCATCATTATTTGTTGAAGTACGCTATCTAAATTTGCAGGGACTGGTGGGCCATATACTTCAGGGTTGCGAATCTCTTGTTGTCTGCGAGGCTGCATTTGCCCACCTTGCTGGTATTTTGGTAACACATTTTTTACATCGGTTCTTAGATAGTCTTCTTCTAAATCTTTCTTACTGTCATATCCACCAGACTCTAACAATTGATTCATAATATAAGCCTTAGTAGCGCTTTCTTGTCTGTAGTTTTCAGCTATGCGTTCTAATTCCCCAGCGCCGGGCGGCGCATCGGCGTTACCAGTCAAACCAAAATGCGCTTTTTGATATCTTTGATACTCTGGTGTAAAATATGGATTAACATCAAATTCTCTATTAGCGTTAATGCGTTCAATAATACTTTGAATACTATCTTCTCCCGCATATGGCAATCTATCTGAACCCTTATACGGAGCTTCTCTAAGCTGTAATTGACCACCCTCTTGATAATAATTAACTGGGCCACCTTGTTTTTGATATTCAGGTGTATACCCTAAACTATAACTTCGCTTCCCAGATGGAATGTCTTTTTCCAACGTTAAAGGAAGCGGTGCATTTAACAGCCTACCTATCTTAGACTCTGGAGTTACCCCCGCTTTACTAGCTAAACTAGATAGAGCTGACAGAACAGGAAGAGAGCCAAGGCTTACTTGCTCCCTAGAGGTTCCAACCCTTTTTTCTAAGTCCCCTTCTTTAGCGTATTCTCTTGAAACCTTAAATCTTGGAACGGCTGTTAATTCAGAGCCCATCTCTAATCCAGATGTTAAATCTTTAAACTTAGTGTCCTCTAATACACCATGCTGTTCAACGCCATTTCCATACGCACTTCTTTCCATCATCCTGTCCATCAATAACTGCTTGGGGTCTCCCTCATCTGAGAGAGCTACTTGCCTTGATAAAGCGTCCGAATATCCTGTGCCCCTACCGTTAGCTTCAACCATTTTATCATAAATTTTATTATAAACGAGATGCTTATTAAAATCTTCTGGCGTAGTAAAATCTCCCCAACCCACTTCGCCACCTTCTTGATACATTGGTGACCGAGGTTGAGACAGGCCAGTCTCCATAGAGGCGGAAGCAATTAAAGCATCCATAGCCGTATTGCCATTATCCATCTGCTGCATGGCGCGGCCTTCATTGGTAATTTGTTTTAAAACGGGTAAATAGTCAGGAACGGCTTCTTTGGGAATTATCCATTCGCCGCCTTCGAGTTCAACGGGTTGTTCGCCAGCAACCATGCCAGCAACACCGCCTTGTGCGTGAGAAGCCCCCCGTACTAAACCGTAACTGGGGAACCTGCTTTTTCTTTTAGCCATATGGTATGTGGATTAATAGCTTTTTTAAATATGTTTATAAACAGTTGGGTGAGGTTGCACTTCACACCTTCGGAATCTAAGAAGGAATTGTCAAATGAGGCAACAATTAAATAATTAATTTCTGGCACCAGTCATCCAGTTGTACTTTCTAAGTCTGGGCAGTAGCCTCTCCTTGCGTTTACTATTTGCAAAACCCTCTTTGCTCGTTGCTTGTGACTTGGGTGCACGGGCAAAGTAGTCCGCATAGTATAAGGCATCCATAATATCATCATTACGAGGTTTCGGGTGTTCAAAGAACTCATCGACTATCTCAGTCATGTTTCTTTGTATGAAAAGCTTTTTAGAATTAACGATAGGGCCAAGTGTTGTTTCCAGCCTATCTTCCTTTTTTATCCTACCCGGTGGCTTAACACCCTTAAATATCCCCGGCATTAGTCTTTTCTCGTTGGCACTCATACGAGTAACCATATCCCTAACCATCTCCTGTGCTGCTACGGTCTCAATGGTCACCCGCTTTACGGGGCTATATTTCTTAGCCAGCTCTATAATCTTAGCTGGAACATCAAATGTGGGTATTCTTTCTCTAAAATATTCTAATACATAACGATTGTTCTTTGAATCAATCCCCATAACCAGTATCACCTGAAAGTCTGAAGTAGCGGTAGCTGTAGCTGCAAGGTCAACACCCAGATAAATATTGATAGGAATGACCTCATCCTCCTCCATAAGGTAATTAAAACCATTCATAAGCTTTCTTTCACCGCTATAGTGCTGTATTCTATCTATTTTAAAGGCTGCATTAGATATATCCCGAGCATCGTTCATATACTCCTGAGCAAACTTATTGACCAGTCCAGCCTCAATAAACTCCTGTTTCTTGTGTTTTAGCTTGGCAAGCGGGAATTGCTCGGGCCACAGGGCTTTCCCATCCTCTATCGCACGGTGAAAGTAGACATCCCACGGATAGGGGCGGCTGTCCTTCTTGGCTCTTTTATATCCATCATATGTCATTTGCAGGAAACTATCATAATGAACAATAGTACCGGCCAGCCATATCCAGCCCTCATTACCGGGCGATTCCTCTAAAGCAGGATAGATTGTAGATACTACCCACTTCTTAATCTCAGAGCGGCGCTCCGGTGTCTTGGTATTTAACTCAGACTCGAAATCGTCTAATATGATACCAGTATACCTCACATCCACCTCAGCACGACCCCTTAGACGCTGGCTTGTACCTTTGGCTATGATTCTATCGCCCTTGGGAGTCACTAAATCTTTCTCCGTCCACCTTTTGCCCATAATACCGCCATCCATGTTTCCAAAGTAGTATTTAATCTTTTTATTGGTTTCAAGGTGGTAACGCATATATTTCAAGTGGTCAATGGCCTGACCCTGTTCTTCTGATACCCAAGCAATAAAGTTCTGGTCGTCCTCACCAGCAAAGCAAAGTTTATGTAAAATAGCTGATTTAGATAGAATAGACTTGCCAAAGCCACGGGGAAGTATAATACAAAGACGCTCCCCCGGTTTGGTAGAGATGAGTCTTTTGGATACGGTATAGTGACAAGAGGGCGAAGCACTCTTATACATGAAGTCTTTGGGTAGAAAGGCCCTTCCGAAGAACAACAGGTCTTGATATGACTTAGTAAGTATCTCATCCCGGCGAGCCATCTCTTCCGGGGGTGGGATAACGCTAAATGTCTCTATCTTCTTCTGCTTCCCACTCTTTCCGGGCAATCTTTCTCGCCTTGATAATTCCTCTTTTACGTCTTTTGTTTTCAATTGTTAGTTTCTTCCTTAAACGCTTCCTCGCCTTGGCGGCCTTATTAGGCATTATTTCTTTTTTCTCTTACCAACCTTCTTGGCATACTTCTTAGCTGCCTTTTTTCCGGCTTTAGTGTAAGCGAACTTCTTTTTACCTACTTTAGGCATAATTGCTCCTAATCAGTTTAATCTTGTAAATGACACTACCCCAGCGTATTTGCTTAGGATATTGCCATATCTTCCTATTGAGACGCATTTTCTTCAATTAGCCCCGACTCAAAGGCTTTAAGCTTATCTTTAGTGAAACCAGTGAACTCCTGTATGAGTGCAATGGAGTCTGATTTCTTATCAGTAGACAATAATCCAGATATCTTCATCAATGTTTCCAGTGCCCGAAGCTTATCCCCGTCCCGCACACCTGCCTTATCCACCACTGATTTAGCGTTCTCGAGCAAATAGGTCTTGGTAATACCTAAATCACTCATCAACTCTTCCACTTCTTTGTTAATCAATGTTCTTATCCTCTTTTGTCTTAGTAAAATCTTAGAACGGTTTATCGCATAACGCCGGTTCTTTGTCTTATATACCGTCAAATAGGCGTCAGTAGCGTCCCGACCCATAGCAACCATCTTGGCAAAGAGCTTCTCACGGGCAGAAAGGTACCTACTGGTCTTGTATTTGGTAAATGTATAGATGTCTGCCGCCGGTTCACCAGAAAGCTTTGCCCCATCTACAACAAATACCGTGCCAAGTAATGTACGAATGTAATCCGTATCCTGATGATATTGATTACTATACATGACCGCACGCCTCAATACACTGAATACCTGCCCATCATCGCTTAAAGCCCACTCTCCCTCTTGTGCTTTACGCCAATCACCCTTTAATTCTTCTTTATTGTGGTGTTTGCGGAATTCTGCCTCATCCTCATATAAGTGGTAATCAACACCACTAATGGTCTTTACATACACACTACGCCTCAGCCTTGATAAAGGTGGGCTCAATCAGCTCAATCAAGACCGGAGACTCAATCTCATCAATTAATAGCAGTATCTCCATCATATAGGCATAATCCCCAGACTCTCGGAACTTGCAGGCCAATGACTTCAGGGTGTCTATCGCAGGGCCTAAGTCTAAAATATCAATGCTGGGGTTGGTTTCCATGGTCAGAATATACTATTATTTTATATTTTTAAACAAGATGAAAATAAGTGTTGACTTATATAGGTCAAATCAAATAAATTCAAATGTCGGTTGAGACAGTAAATAATATTATTAGTATATTAATATATTAAGTACTTACTATATACTATAATAGTACTATAGTATAATATTATAATATTAAAAAAAAGAAGAGTATAGTATATATTAAGTATAGTAAGTATTAAGTATAGTAAGTATAGTACCGCGAAATAGTAGAATAGTACCCGCGAACCATATCCCCACCCTAACTTTCCAAAAACTTCTAAAAAATAATATATATATGCGCGTGTGTCTTTTATTTATGTGGTACGCCCCCCCAAAGCCTTTTAGGTTGAAATAAACGGGGTTGAAAAAGTCAATGTCGAATGGCTCAGGTTGAAATATCTGGTGCAAATCTCCCAAAGTTTCACACTATTATTGTTTATTTCTCGAGGGTGATGGAACTATTTTAAAATACTTGGGAACTTTCTTCCCTGTCATATGTGTACGGTGTAGCTTATTGACAATGTGATGACTTGGTCGCCTCCCGTGTGGGGGGTGGGACTGAGAGGAAACAGCCCTCTCCCAAGTCTTGAGGATGTCCCAAGGGGTAGCATCCAATACAATTATTAATCTTAAATGAAAGGTGAAGATAATGGACATGATAACACCCAATTGGCAACCACTTGAACTTTTCCACTTGAGCCACGTTAAGCCCAACGGGATTATAATGGCTGATGACCACGTTTATAAGGTTGAAATGGATGATTTTATGTGGATGCATCGCAACGATACTATCGAATGCTATAAGCACAGAATAACCCGAAGTTATCTTAATATAGATAACCATGGATTGTTTTGGCTGTATCGTAATGGTAAATATCATGAAACGTCCAAGAATGGGGCTTTAAAGTCCTTATTTCGGTTGGACTAAAACAAACCCGAGGGGGGCGTCAAAACCCCCCTCACATCTTAAAGAGGTGATGCAATCAATACAAAACCATCGGGCGTAATAGCCCAAGGAACCGCGCAAACGGGCTTGTATAGAATGAATGCCCTTAGGATAGGGTTACAGGCCGAGATGAATGGGATGAGGCTCACGAGAAAGGCCCCGACTTGTTACTCTATGATTAAAGCTGAGTATGGCTTGAAAGGTAATAAGGCCAAAGTATTAGCCCAGTTCATGGTAATACTGGAAGCTGAGGAACATAGAGTCGGCGGAACGTTCCGGAGATAGTTAATAAAAACCGGGGGGAGGGTAACACTTCCCCCCACAATTAAGAAAGATAATAACGAGCGTGACCATGAGTAGGAAACACTACCGCGAAATAGCTAAGATAATGAAGGAATGCAACTATCCAGAGCATTGGTCATTTAAAACAGTTATTAATGACTTGTGCGCTATGTTTAAGCGAGACAATCCGAACTTCAAGCCCTCAGTATTTAAAGAGGCTTGCGGACTGTAAACAAAAAACCAAACGGGGGGCTAACCTGCCCCCCAGAGAGGATAGTAATGGTTTACCTTAAAGAGGCGTCCGAGTATACGGACGACAAGAACCCGAAGACCAAAGGCAAAATAATTGACTCGATAATCTGGTCAATTAAATTTGGCACTGACCATTGGACTGGCGATAGTAAGGTACATTCCCACTTAAGGGAAGAATTGCCTAAAATGGATAATGATGCACTCCGTGTACTGCTCAAATGTTTTATGTTAGCATATGAATTTGAGTTTAAACCAAAGGACGAGGGACTGATTTACTGCAATCTTTGCGGTGAAGGACATAAACCGGCTGATGTTGGTCAAGTCTACGGTCAATTGACCTGTACCCAGTGCGCCGATGGAATGGGCGAACCCCTGCAATTGCGCGGGGTTCACTAACAAACAACAAAGAGAGGAACCCCCGGAGAAATCTGGGGGTTTTTTTTGTGTCTAAAATTATTGTTTATAGGTGAATTCACGTACGTAGCTCAGAAGTATATTTTTTAAGGACATTCACGTAGGTAATTCACGTAGGTAGTTCAATTATCTTTTATTATATGCCATTCACGTACGTAGTATTTAAAAGATATCATTCACGTAGGTAGTTTATAGGGACAATTCACGTAAGTAGTACTTATTTATAGTATTTATTCACGTAGGTAGTACTATTTTACAAGATAATGGCACTTTAGCGGTAATACTATAGTATTATCTCTTATATATTATATATTAGTTTAAAGTATAATACATTATAATACTACTATATTAATACTTTACTCTATATTAAGGTACTCAGTAAACTAAACAGTTTCCATATTTATTTAATCTTTTTTAATTAAATGGGAACTTTTATCCTATTTCTACGTATATTACTGCATGGAAACAAATAGAAACACCAAACAAAGGACAGAAATAAAACCCTGTATTTTAGGAGACTGCCGGAACGAAGTTCTAATTAATGATATTTTCGGAAGTGTAACACATTTCGCACAAACTATAGAAAAAAATGGGAATGAGTTTAAAATTGGCTGGCTTATGGTTACCTATGACAACCAAACAGATATCCACACATTTTACAGGGTATATTAAGGGTAATAAAATGAATAAAACAGAACAAGCGGTACGCGAAAAAAGAACCTTATTCAGTAAGAACGTTTTTAATCCATTAACAAATAAAACAGACATTTTAAAAAGTGGAGCAAATAATAAAAAATTGGGCGGTCTTATTACTAAAGGAATTTGGCGGGGTTTACCGCTTTATTCCTTAACACTTGAGGAGCGGGCAACGTGTCCTACATCCTGCACCCATTTTTCAGACTGTTATGGAAATAATATGAGATACGCTCACAGATTCCAAAGCGGGGCAGACCTTGAAAATAGATTAGAATCTGAACTTGAACGCCTAAACTATATACACCAATTTGGTTTTGTGGTTCGGTTACACGTTTTAGGGGATTTCTATAATGTGGAATATGTCCAGAAATGGGAACAATGGCTAAAAAAGTTTAAAAATCTAAAGGTCTTCGGATATACAGGATATAAACCAAACGATAAGATAAGGAAATACGCTGAAATAGGTTTAGAGATTCTGCGAATAAGATTACAGAACCCTAAACGATTTCAAATTAGAATTTCTGACGGCGGGGACACAGATTTCTCAGCAAACCCAATAAACGAAGGGTTTAAAGGGTTTACGTGTCCCGAGCAAACCGGCAAAGTAGACACTTGCTCCGATTGTGGCCTGTGTTGGACGACCAACAAAAACGTAAACTTTATAACCCATTAATAAAAGAAGGAAACAAATAAAATGAGTATAAAAACGAATGATATTAAAAAGGGTATTAAAATTAAATCTGTTCAATTGGGTGTACCGGTTACAGGTATAATGCTTGATAACAAAAAAGGCAACACTCGATTAGTAGATGTAAAAGGTTCTGAAGTAGGGTTGTTTGATGAAATGGGTTCTGTTTACTCACACGACATTATATTAGCAGAAATAGACGGAGTTTGGAAATCCGTAGAACATACTGAAAAGCAATTGAATTTGAAAAGACAGCTAAATTCAATGGGAT